CAAAAGGATGATGGATCATCACATTGATGAAACCCGCCTGGTCTCGCGCAAGGGCGCTCGTGATCAGATCCATCTCGCCTGGAATTACCAGTGCGCCTACTGCAACGACCAGCTAGGCCGCAGTCCGACGCTTGATCATGTGGTGCCCAAGATCAACGGCGGTCTCACCGTTCGCTCCAACCTGATCAGCTGCTGCCTTTCATGCAACAGCCGCAAAGGAAAGACTGACTGGATCGCTTGGTATCGCGCCCAAGAGTTCTGGACGCCAGAGCGGGAATGGGCAATCGCCCAGTGGCTCAATCAGTAGTACTGCACGTATATCTCGGCTTGCCAAAGGTCGTTGGTGTACCGACAGATGGCGCCGTTCTGACCGCAAGCACGATATAGCGGCTCCTCGCCCCAGCCCACTTCCAACACATCAATCCAGCAACCCTCGCCCCGTTCCATTCGTTCCCGGACTTTCCTTTCCATCGTCGTAAAGCTCACAATGTGCAGCGTACCGACCCCCTGAGCTTTGCGCTTCTGGAAATCCGAGCGTGCATTCATTCCAACGCGGTGACCACTGGACGCAGCTCCAGCACTTGGCTTTGTGGTGGTAAGCAGCGGCGACCTCCTCGACCGGCTGCTTCTTGTGCAAGGCCATGTAGTGGTACTGGCCGCGGATAAATGCTTCGCGCACGTCCGGGGTGCCCAAGTCATAGATGCGCTCCACGTCCTTTGGCATCCTCAGCACGGCTCGCCAGTTATCCGCCAACGATCGGCGTTCAATCACTAGCCGGCCGTTGTACAGGTTGATCATTCATCCTCGCCATAACTCGGCGCGTGATACAACCGCTCCAGCTGCATTGATGTGGGCTCGTCGGCGGCGCCAAACTCAAGGGGCATCACCAGATCGTCCCGGTCACGCGCAACATAAAGCAAGGGCGAGCCAAACTCTTTCACCACCAGCATCCCCACCCGTGAACTGCGCGTCAGTGTGCGCACAGCCCAGCGTTCAATCCAATTGAGGCCGGGCGGGTAGATCATTCTTCCATTTTGGCAAGCAACCGGCGCAGGTACCACTGACTCTTGGCCAGCGATACTGCACCGCCCTTATGGCGCTCCCGCCAAACGTACTTCAGCACATTGCCCTTGCAGTAACCGCGGAACTCCTCAGGCGTCAGGGCAGCCTCGATCGCGTCGATGCATTCGATGCCACCCTGGCGGTAATGCTCGGGGTTGATTTGGTCAGTCATCGTCAGTCTCCAACTCGCCGCGCAACCAGTCAGCTGCGGAATAAACCCCGTTGTGGGCTTGCAATCCCCGATGATGCGCTTCGGCGTCAATCCATCGAGCAACCTCGCGGATTGCAGCGCGGGCTTGCATGTGGCCGCATTCTGGTTCGCCAACGATGCAGCTATGCACCCTCTTCACCAGTGAACTATCTGGATTTTCCGGATGGTTGGAACTTGTAAGCCCAGCTGATGAGTTGGCCTCCAGCGCTTCAATCCTGGCAAGCAATTCCAGAATGCAAACGGCGTTGGGCGATCGCCCGGATTCTGCAAGCTCATTGACCCGGACCCAATTCTTATCGGTCATGGCAACACCTGCGATGCAATCCACAGCAGCCCGGCGCAGACCAGCAGGTAGCCGGCGCTCAGCTCAATCCAGTGGTTCATTCCCACCCCCGGCACAGGTGCCTACGCATAATGGTCATGCAAGCCCAAGCGTGTTTTTCGGCAAGCACTGAATCGGTAAACCCGATAGCTTCCACGCAATCCCGAAAAATCTCAACGGCGTCTGTATCGCGCAGGTTTGTTCCAAGGCTGGTGCAGAATTCCTGCCACAGCCCGGTGTACAAGCCGTTGGTGCGGCCGCTGGCGGCATAAAGCTGATCCATGAAGCGGGCGCGGTTTTGGTCGAGTTCGTGGGGTTTCATGCGAGGTCGCAGTATTGGCGAAGGCGCCACAGCTCTTCGCAAAGCTGCGCGCGGTTTTTGAGACTAGGAATAGCTTTCAATTGGTCAACCCTCAGGTCAATCAAAAATCGCATCCTTTGGCGTTCCTCTTGGATGCCAGCCTGAAAAGCCGTGAAATCACTTGGAATAGACGTTGCACTCATTGGCGAAAAACAGGTCTTGAGTTGATTCAGGAAATCCCAGGGAACAAGCTCCATCTAGCCAGTGCAAGCAAGGCCGACAAGAATGGTGCTCAAGCAGCTTCGGGGTGATAGGCAAACTTGAAGGCGGACTTGGTTCACGCTTTGCCCATCGGGGCACTTCAGGCGCCTTCTGCTTATGGATCTTCCCCAGGCGGATTTGCTGGACAGCTTGCCATGAAATCCCATGGATCGCAGCTGTGGCCTGGTGGGTGTCTTGGGTGAGAAGAATGGCGCGAACGGTTGCCTCGGAAATCTTGGACTTGTGCGGCATCAATCGCGAGGCAGGTCCGTCACAGTTTCGGGGTTGAGCCATTCCAGCTCGTTCCACCAAGGTAGCCATTCATGGGCAGCTTTGGCCTTGGCGTCGGTGAAGCTATGCGCCCAAATGCATTCGCAAATGTTGGCGCTAGTGATCTGGAAGTAAAAACGACGTGGTGTGGTGGTCATGGCAGGAAAAAAAAGGGGGCGCCGGAGCGCCCCCAGTTGGCGGACGTATCAGGCCGCAGGAGACGCTCTTGGATAGGTTGTTGAGTTGCGATTCTCAATTGAGAACGCGGGAACTTGCGGGATGACACGTGGAGTTGCTGAGCATGTTGGCAACAGCTTGCTGGTGGCCATCTGACCGGCCGGCGGTATAGACCGCGAGCAGCAGCACAAGAACGCCGATGCGGTTGATCCAGGGGTTGGTGATCATGGAATCAAGCGAGCGCAAGGCGCACGCGGTAACGGGTGATGTTGAGGCGGTCGGCGATGCGTTGCTGGGTGTGACCAGCGCGGCGCATGATGCGAATGCGGCGATCAGTGGAAGCGGTGAGCAGGTCGATCAAAGCGACGATCACCAGCAGCGGTAGAAGCAGCTTCCAGATCACCAGGATTGTGGTGGTGAGCATGGTTGGGTGAGTGGCGGAGGACCGTTTGCCTCCGATGCGCTAATCCTACACCGTATACGGTGCGAGCTGCCATCGACCCGTAACAATCGTTCACACTTCCTGGATGGGGTCCACCACCAGCCGCGTCTTGGCCAAGATCGTTGGCTTCGTCTGCCCCCAGTCATCCACTCGCACCCACCGCGTCAGCTCACCAGGTGCCTCCAGTTCGACCGTATAAAACACGTGCTCGCAATACGAACAGCGTCGCTTACGGATGATCCGATCCTTCTCGTGACCGTTCGTGGCTACGGCTTGGAGCCTTTTGCCACCGCATTTAGGGCAATCCATGGGCAATATGGGGCAGTACGCCCCGGACTAATGAAATTCGGTGAGTGGTTATGCGGCGAGATCTCGCCCGAAAAGCTGTTTAAGCTTGAAGCCGATTGCCGGCGTTTGGAGAACACCCCACAAGCGGGCAAGCTCGCAGGGCAGCTTCTCAAGCAGGTCTACCACCAACAGGAAATACTCCAGCGGGCGGTCAATGAGATCGCCCGACTGGAGCTGGAGCTGATGGATCGCTAGAACAGATCCCCTTTGACGGCGCTGATCACCTCGCCGCCTGTTGCCTTGGCCAGGCTCTGGGCAGCGCCCGCGGTGGCCATCTTCTCTTCGATGGCCTTTTGGGTTTTGTAATCAGGCTCGAATGCCAGGCTCAGGTAAGACTGGCCGCTGGCTTCCGCCTGCCGAGCCCAGCCGCTAATCTTCACCGGGATTTCGCCGCGATCGTTCGGGTCGGCATTCATCACGTAGGTGGCGAACGCCAGCCGGTCCTCTTCCTTGATGCTGAACAAGCCATCAAACAGTGGATAGGGCTTGTTTGCGTCATACCGATCGCCCAGGCGCTGCTGGAGCTTTTCCGGTGTGTTCTTGAACAATGCGCCGTTGGCTTTGAAAGTCATGGTTTCCGTTGGGTAATCGTGTTGGGGAAGCCGCGCATGTTGCGCTGCTCAAATGCCTCTACCTCCTGGATGGGGTAAAGGACTCGGCCTCCAGCCCTGAAATATCGAGGACCGCGACCGAGTGATCGCCAGTTGTCGAGCGTGCTCAGCGTGACAACGCCACGCCAGCGCTCTACCAATTCAGTGGGTGTCAGATAGTTAGAAGAGATCGTCGTTGTCGCTGTGGTCATCGTTGCTCCCCGTGGCCACCACCTCGACTTCCTCGGGCTCGGGTGCAGCCTTAATCTGTTGATTCAATGCCTCAAGGCCGCCCTTGCGTGGCTCCTCTGGCGTGACGTCTCGTACCGTTGCGCGTTGCGTGGTGCTGGTGTCGATAATCTCCTCGCTAGTTTGAAAGCCCATCAAAACCTCTGGGCAATACAGCCGGATTAGCCAGGTGGCTGCCCGGTAACGCAACATTTGCTCTGGAATCGATTTGTACTTGGAGTTACGTGTGCTCCAGCCTTCGGCCTTTGCCGTGGCCATGCTCACCGCAATGCTGACCTCTTCGCCCGTGGCTCTGATCACAGCCTTGGCAGTAACTGCTAAAGAGTCGCCCGTGCCCGTGGTGCTGTAGGTAATCGGTCCAAGGAAAGGACCGCGTTGGTTGGCAAGCGCAATAGCAAACTGCGCATTGAAACCAGGCCGGCCTTGGATGACCGTCAGGTTCTGCAGCGCCAAGAGCGGGTTCACGCCAAGCTGCAATGCCATCTGGCAAGCAACAAAACAATCTTCCGCTTTGCCCTGAAATTGCGTCGGCACCATCTTGCTGGCCGAGAACGCTTTGCTCACCCGCCAGATGTGATCGAACGCAGCCGCGTCGGTCAAATAGGTCAGGCTG